ATCGGTGACAATGATCTGCTCAAGATGCACCTGCTCAACAGTGCGATCAAAATGAACGTTGAGAGGGGCAGAGGTCGGTTGGTTAAGCTTCAACCGAATTTGCACATTGACGGCACTGCCGCACTGCTTGATGCGATGTGTGTCCGACAAAAGTATTATGCCGAGATCGGCGAACAGCTTAAAAATTGAGGTGAAGTCAATGGGGCTTTATGAATGGCTGTTCGGTGAAAGACCGAAGCCAAAGGGAAGAGAGATAGAAACATTCAAGATGCTTGACGGCTATACACCTGTTTTCAGGAGCTGGCACGGCAGCATCTACGAAAGTGACCTGATCCGCTCCGCTATCAATGCGAGGGCAACACATATCAGCAAACTGAAGGTTGAGACTTATGGCAGTGCCAGACCTGCCTTGCAGACCAAACTGAAAAACAATCCGAATGAGTTTCAGACTTGGTCGCAGTTTCAATATCGGCTTTCCACTTTGCTGGATATGCACAACACTGCTTTCATCTGCCCGGTATATGACCAGTATGGTCAGCCGAGCGGTATCTTTACTCCGCTCCCAACAAAGTGCGAGATCGTGGAGTATGACGGCATTCCGTATCTGCGCTATGAGTTCCAGAACGGTCAGAAAGCGGCGGTTGAGCTTGAATACTGCGGAATCATGACCAAGTACCAGTACCGCAATGATTTCTTCGGTGAAAGCAATCATGCGCTTCAGAACACGCTGGATCTGATCCATATTCAGGATCAGGGCATTCAGGAAGGTGTCAGGAGTGCCGCTCACTTTCGCTTCTATGCCCAGCTTTCAAATTTTGCGAAAGCTGAGGACATTGCCAAGGAACGCCGCAGATTCACGGAAGAGAACTTCAGCCGTGATGCCAAGGGCGGCGGCTTACTCTTGTTTCCGAATACCTACCAGAACGTAAAGCAAGTTGATGTCAAGCCGTGGGTTGTGGATGCTGAGCAGAGAAAAGCAATTGAAAGCAATGTCTACAAGTATTTCGGTGTCAATGAAGACATCCTGACGAACCATTTCGATTCTGAGCATTGGTCATCGTTCTATGAGGGTGCAATTGAGCCTTTTGCGATTCAGGAATCTGAAGTGCTGAAGAAGATGTTCTTTACTCTGAGGGAGCAGTCAACCGGGAACGGAGTGTCCGTGACCGCCAACAGGCTTCAGTATCTCAGCAACCAAGACAAGCTGAACGTATCAGCGCAGATGGCAGACCGTGGACTGATGACACGCAATGAGATCCGGGAGATCTGGAACCTGCCGCCGCTGCCTGAACCGCTTGGTTCACAGTTACCGATCCGGGGAGAATATTACAACGTGGGGGAAACAAACGATGAAACATGATAGAGAATACCGCAGTATGGAGTTGCGGACGGTGCAGCTTGAAGAGGGGAAAAGCTATTACGTTGAGGGCTATGCTTCAACGTATGAGCCTTATGTCCTCTTCACGGATGAAGATGGAACGGAATACTCTGAGCGCATTGAACCGACTGCATTTGATGATGCAGATCTGACGGATGTCGTTTTCAGAGTAGACCATGAGGGAAGAGTCTACGCAAGAAGCTCTGCCGGGACTGTAGAGATCTGGAGTGATGACCACGGTCTTGGCACAAAAGCATTTTTGGGTAAAACGCAACAGGCAAGAGATTTGTTCGATGACATTGAAGCAGGGAACTATCCTAAGATGTCTTTTGCGTTTACCGTTGCCGAAGATCATTTTGACAAGGCAACGCATACAAGAGTGATTGACAGGATCGCAAAGGTGTTTGACGTCTCACCTGTGTCTTTCCCTGCCAATCCGACAACCGAGCTTGGTGTTTCCACTCGTGACTACTTCAACGGAGTGATTGAAGCAGAGAAAGCGGAGCGACTGGAGCGAGAGAACCGGGAACACCAGAAGCAGAAAATCCGTATCATGATGGAGATGTGAAATGGAACTGAAAGAAATGACCATCGAACAGCTTGAAGAGCGGAAAGCCGCCATTGTTGCCGAGCTTGATGCTCCTGAAGCTGACCTTGATGCGCTTGAGTCTGAAGCCAGAAGCATCAAGGAAGAACTTGAAAGCCGCAAGGCTGAAGCCGCTAAGAAAGCGGAGATCCGTGCCGCTGTTGCCAATGGCAATGGTGAAGTAATCGAAAAAATGAAAGTTGAGGAAACGAAAATGACCAACAATGAAATCCGCAGTTCTGCCGAGTACATCAACGCTTATGCCAATTATATCAAGACCGGGAAAGATGCCGAGTGCCGCAGCCTTCTGACCGAAGCCGTCAGCGGTGTTGTTCCTGTGCCTACCTTTGTTGCCGGGATCGTTGCCGAGCGTGTGAAGGAGAGCAAGATCCTGAGCCGTGTCCGCAAGATGAATGCCGCCGGGAACGTGAAGGTCGGTTTTGAGATCTCTGCACCTGCCGCAGGTGTCCACACTGAGGGTGGCGATCCCATTGCCGAAGAGGCTCTGACTCTTGGCATCGTGACCATGATTCCGCAGACTCTGAAGAAGTGGGTCGGAATCTCTGACGAAGCTCTGGACTCCATGAGCGGCGAAGCCTATCTGTCCTACCTCTATGACGAGGTTACCAGGGGAATCATCAAAGCTCGTGAGAATGCCGTTGTTGCGGCGATCCTTGCCGCTCCGCAGGTTGCAACTGCTGCGAGACCTGCTGTTGCCAAGACTGGCACTGCCGCCGGTGCTGTCACCGACTTTGTGAACGCTCGTGCGCTCCTGTCCAGCGCAGCCGAGGATCTGGTAATTATCTGCACTCCGGCTCAGTATGCGACCTATCGTGGTCTCCAGATGGCTGCAAGCTATGCCGTTGATCCGTTTGACGGTCTGCCTGTTCTGTTCAGCGATGCTGCCACCGCTCCGATCATCGGCGATCTGGCTGGTGTCATGGAGAACCTTCCCAACGGTGATGCCATCACCTTCAAGTATGATGACAAGACCGACATGAAGAAGGATATCGTCAACGTGCTTGGTCGGCAGCCTGTTGCCACCGCTGTTGTCGGCAACCTGTTCTTTGCGAAGGTTAGTGCCTGATGAAAGTACTCTTGCTCAGAGATGCAAGAGTAAGCCACAAAGCAGGGGAGACCGTTGAGGTCTCCTCTGTTCTTGAGCTTAACTTTCTTGTGTCTGTAGGCTCTGCACAGATCATTGAGACGGCAATGGCAGAACCGAAAGTCGAAACGGCAGCTAAGAAAACCAGAAAGAAGGCTTAAACCATGACAGTGGATACGATGCTTGCGGCTACAAAGCTTGCATTGAGAACCAAAACAGATGCGTTTGACAGTGAGATCACTGCGCTCCTGACATCTGCAATGCTTGACCTTGGTGTTGCAGGTGTTGTGATCCCTGATGAGTTCAGTGCGATTGTGCAGACGGCTTGCATTACTTATGTCAAGATGCACTTTGGTCAGAACTATGACCGTGGCGAAGCCATGTCAAAGGGATATGACTTGAAAGCATCTTATGACGAACAGAAAGCGCAGCTTGCCACCTGCACAGGGTTCACGGATTGGCTGGTGGAATAATGGACAGATCTGATGTGTGCAACCTGATTGCCGTCACAAAAGCACAGGATGAACACGGAGTCTGGAGAACAGCGGAGACATCAAGAGAAGTGTATTGCCAAGTGAATTCTGTCACAAGGGCAGAATTCTTTGAGGGCGGTCGCAACGGACTCAATCCGCAGTTTAGATTTACTATGTTCGCAGCGGACTACGAAGACGAACCAATCGTTGAGTATAACGGCAAGCGTTATTCCGTTTACAGAACCTTTTTCGGAAAGACAGACAGTATTGAGCTTTACGTTGAGCGGAAGGGCGGCACGAATGGCTAAGCTTGTGCCGATTGACCGCTTGGCAATTGAGATCGAAAAGATTCTGGAAGACTACGGTGAAAACGTTCAGCAGAACATCAACGATATAGTCGGCGAAATGAGCAAGAAGGGCGCAAAGACTCTGAACCAGCAGTCCGGGCAAACATTCGATGGCAAGAAGTACCGAAAGTCGTGGACAACTCAGGTTGAGACAGGACGGACATCCGCACAGGGTACGATCTACAGTAAGATACCGGGGTTGCCGCATTTGCTTGAGCATGGTCATGCAAAAAGAGATGGCGGCAGAGTGGATGGGAGAACGCACATTGCCCCGGTCGAAGAAGCACTGGTGAGAGAGTTTGAACAGAAGGTGAAGAGCAAGCTATGACATACAGACAAGTTGCGACAATGATAAATTCTATCGGCATTCCGTATGCTTATTACCAGTTTCCTGACGGCACTGGTCAAGCCTGTCCGTTCATCTGCTTCTTCTTCAGTGATTCCAATGATCTTGCCGCAGACGGAACAAACTACCAGAAAATCCGAACACTCAACATTGAGCTTTATACCGACAACAAGGATTTCTCACTTGAAGAGACCGTTGAAACTGTGTTGAACAGCAACGGTCTTGTTTATGACCGCTCCGAATCTTATCTGGATTCAGAGCGGATGTTCATGGTCGTTTACACGACCGATATCTTAGTAACAGAGGAGAATTGAAAATGGCAAACAAGGTAAAGTACGGTCTTTCCAATTGCTATTATGCCGTCCTTGACGAGACGGCAGGCACTTACGGCACTCCTGTTGCGATGCCGGGTGCTGTCAACCTGTCTCTCGATCAGGAAGGCGAAACCAACAACTTCCGTGCGGACAACATGGATTATTATGTCTCCGTCAGCAACAACGGATATTCTGGCGATCTGGAGCTTGCCCTGATCCCGGATTCCTTCCTGACGGATGTCATGGGTGAAGTGGTCGGCACGAACGGTCTTCAGTATGAGATCGCAGATGCCAAGCCGAAAGCCTTTGCACTGCTCTTCCAGTTTGAGGGTGACGAACACGCTACCAGGCACGTTCTGTATAACTGCAAAGCCACCAGACCCACTCTGGCAAGTCAGACAACGGACACCAGTATTGAGCCTGTCACCGAAACGATCAGTCTGACTGCTATTGCAAAGGAATTCACCATTGACACTTCCACCGTCAAGGTGGTCAAGGCGAAATGCAAGCCCACTGACACGGCATACGACAACTTCTTCACGGCTGTTCAGACTCCTAATGCCTAATGGAAAAGAACATCGTTATTGACGGCAAGGAGTACCGCCTTGTCACGAACGGAGCGACTCCGAGACTCTACCGCTCCCTGTTCCGCAAGGAAGTCTTCACCGAGATGACCCACGCAATGGAAGAAAAAGGGGATGGATTTGAGGTCATCAACGCAGAGGTCTTTGAAAACCTTGCGTTCACGATGGCGATCCAAGGCGGTTCACTTCCTATGGCAACCAAGATTGAAGACTGGCTTGGTTCTATGTCTTCGCCAACGGCAATCATACAGGTCGCCGGGGAGATTCTTGAGCTGTGGACTGAGGAAACCGAAACCACAAGCGAAGGAAAAAAAGAATAAGACCGACAGACCGAGAAATGAACACAGCGTTGTTTCTGCTTCGCTGTGTTCAACTCGGACTGTCCATAGCCGATCTTGAGCTTCTGGATATCGGGGTCATCTTTGATATGTTAACAGAAGCAATGAATGACCAGTGGGACGGTTGGAAACAGAAAGCAACACAAGCAGATTTTGACAGGTTTTAGGTGATTATATGGCAGGACGGATTTCTGGCATTACCATCGAAATTGATGGCAATACTACAAAGTTACAGAAGTCTCTAAAGAGCCTTGACAATTCATTAAAGACATCCAAGTCCAACCTCAAGGACATTGAAAAACTGCTGAAGCTCGATCCGACAAGCACGGAGCTTCTCACGCAGAAACAGAAAAACCTTGAAAGCTCCATCAAAGGCACGAAACTTCGGTTGAACGAACTGAAGACAGCTCAAGAGGGAGTAGCAGAAGGTTCGGACGAATGGGATGCCCTGCAAAGGGAAATCATTGACACGGAACAACAGCTCAAATCCCTTGAAAACCAGTATCGGAGCTTCGGTAGTGTAGCGGCACAACAGGTTGCGGCAGTCGGTGAAAAGATGAAGGGCATCGGCAGTAAGATGTCGCAGGTCGGCGAGACGATGACCAAGTATGTCACGCTTCCGATCGTTGGTGTTGCGACTGCCGGGGTGAAGTCTTTTGCCGAGGTTGACAAGACCATGCAACTGACAAATGCCACAATGGGCAACACCGCTGACGAAGCGGCACTGCTCAACAAGGCGATGGAAGATGCGGCGTCAAAATCCACGTTCGGCATGAGTGATGCGGCTAATGCGACACTCAACTTCGCCAGAGCTGGTCTGGATGCAGAACAGGCGGCGGCGGCTCTTGCCCCGGCAATGAACCTTGCCGCAGGTGAAGGTGGAGACCTTGATACCGTCTCCGCAGGGCTTGTTGGCACGATCAACGGCTTCGGTGATTCCTTCACCGAGACTGCTCGTTATGCGGATGTGTTTGCGGCGGCTTGTAACAACTCCGCACTGGATGTGAACAGCCTTTCCCAGTCCATGAGCGTTGCCGCTCCGATCTTCAACACTGCCGGGTATCAAATCGAAGATGCGGCACTGTACATGGGAATCATGGCGAACAACGGCATTGATGCCAACGTTTCCGCTAACTCTCTGAAGACAGGTATTGCGAGACTCGTAAGCCCTGCGGCTGAAGGTGCTGAGATGATGAAGAAGCTTGGCATTGAGGTCACAAATGCTGACGGATCAATGAAGGACAGCATCACCGTTCAGAACGAGTTGCACGATGCGTTTGCACAGCTGTCGGAGTCTGAGCAGATTGCGGCGGCAAGTGCGATCTTTGGCAAGAACCAGATGGCTCCGTGGCTGGCACTCATTAACACCGCTCCGGGCGATGTGGACAAACTGAACGAAAGCCTGAGAAACAGCTCCGGGACAACGCAAGAGATGGCAGATGCCATGATGGGCGGTTTCGGCGGCTCAATCGAAAAGCTGAAGTCCTCTCTTGATGTTTTGATGACATCCCTTGGCAGACTCGTTGCCCAGTACCTTCAGCCAGTGATTGACAAGGTGCAGGGACTGGTAGACAAGTTCAACAGCCTTGACGAAGGTACGAAAAACACCATCGTCAAGATCGGTTTAATTGCGGCGGCAATCGGTCCTTTGCTTGTGATCGGCGGCAAGCTGATAACAGGCATTGGAATGCTCCTGACCTTTGCTCCAATGATTGGGCTTGCATTCTCTGCGATCAACCTTCCAATCGTTTTAATAACTGCCGGGATTGCGGCACTGATTGCGGTCGGTGTTCTGCTCTACAAAAACTGGGACACCATCAAGGAAAAAGCGGCGGCATTCTGGCAGGGAATCAAGGACGGATTTGAGCAGACCAAGAACGATGCGATCAACTCCTTCAACGCTATGAAGGACGGTGTAGCGAACGCTTGGGAGAGCATCAAGAGCAAGGCTTCAAGCGTGTGGGAAGGGATCAAGAACGCAATTGTAACTCCTATACAGAACGCTTGGAACACGGTCAAGGGAATCGTGGACAGGATCAAGGGAATGTTCAACTTCCAGTTGAGCTTTCCGCATATTGCACTGCCGCACTTCAACTGGACTTGGAGCGATCTGGGTCTGATTAAGATTCCGCACATCAGTGTGGAGTGGTACAAAAAAGCCTATGAACAACCGTATATGTTCACATCTCCGACAGTCGTTGGCAACCGGGGCTTCGGTGATGGAAACGGAGCGGAAATGGTCTACGGTCGTGACAACCTGATGCGAGACATCATGGATGCGATGGCTAATGTTCAAGGGGGTCAACCGATTGAGATCACGGTGCAGAGCGTTCTTGACGGTCGTGTGATTGGGCAGAGCGTGACACGGTATCAGCGGTCAATGGCGAGGGCGATGGGATGATAGACTACACTCTCAAAATCAATGATGTGGACTTCACCGGGATGGTGGAAAGGGACAGCTACAACACTTCCAAAATCCCGGTCTATTCCGACTCCATCATGACGATGGACGGCATCACTCATGTGGCTCTGCTTCGAAACAAGGGCGAACTGTCCTTTGAAATGAATCCACAGAACGCTACTGACACTGAGACCGCTTGCAGGGCTCTGCTTTCGACACCGTGCAAGGTTGAGTACTTCAACCTTCAAGCACAGGAGTATGAGACCGTCTACATGACCTTGTCACAGCAGTCGGCAAACTACTTGAGCAGGTGCTACCACAAGGGCTTGAAGTGGAATCAGATGGATTCAATCACGCTGACGGAACTGTGAGGTGATCGGATGCAAGACATTTCACAGGTCGAAAACTATGCGGCAATACTGGCATCCGGGAACTACCGAGTTCAGTGGGCAATTGACATTGGTGAAAACGGAAGACTCATCACGGAGAGCGGCGAATACATCACGTTCTCCCTGCCGGGTGCAGCTGATCCTGTTCGGTTGATGCTGAGCAGTGCAGGTGCTGAGAACGGTTACGGTGAGGATGTCCTGACAAGCCTGACGATCACGAACGCAATGTTCTCCGGGACTCCTGAGCTTGGCAAGGCGGTCACAGCGGAGATTGATGTGGAGTTGCTGGTTCCGAAAGCTCAGATTCCACGCATGGCGGCGATCAGAGCCTATAGCAGAGTCTTCAACGACACCATGAAGTCCGGGTGGATTTCGCAAGGCACGTTCTATATCGACACAAGAGAGATCAGCAAGAACGTGTATGGAGCGAACACAATCAGGCTTCATGGCTTCGACTGTATGCTGATGACGGAGCAGTCCTATGTCTGGAATCTGTCTGCCCCGGCAACGGACATTGCTGTGGTGCGTGATATCTGCTCACAGTTGGAGTTTGATGTCGATCCACGGACAGTCGAGATCATGGACAAAGGGTACACCATCAACACTGAGCAGATAGGACAGTACACCATGCGAGAGGTGCTGTCGTACCTTGCCGGGAGCTATGCCGGGAGCTTCATTATCACTCCGCAGAATCAGCTTCGTTTGATTCAGCTTGTGACTCCACCGGGTGAGACAAACTATCTGGCAGCGGTTGAAGGTGGAGTTTATTATGCGATTCTGTTTGGCAACGACAGGATTCTGGTGTGAGGTGGTTCAATGGCAAATCAGGCGGCAACTTTCAACGTTGCGACAAATGCGGCGAACTACACCACAGGCGATTTGCTGGGTACTTACTCAGGAGTCAACCTGTGGCTGTCGGACGATGCCGCAGACCAGATAACACAGCAAGAGATTGATGAGCTTGCACCGGGCGGCTCGTTTTGGGTGCAGAAGGACGAAGACGGCAATCCGATCATTTTGGGTTACAAGTCAAATCCGTGGAGCAACACAGGACGAGTTCTGGACATCGTGAATCCCTTTGGCACTGTGGCAATGGCAAGCAATATCCTTGCGGCACTGCGGCAGACCAACGGCATTGCGATCAATTACAGTCCGTTTACATCGGATGCGATCATTCCACCGCACTTTGAGATCGG